AACTTCCCATCGCCCACCCGAAGCTGACACAATCCCCGAGTCCCTGCTTCCACGGGCCGAACGGTTTGCCGTAGACCTGGCGGTGAGCACGATCAGCGTGGCGATAAAGAAACGTGTCCTTCTGCTGCGCTTTCTGCATGACGTCTTTGCCAGCGTCAGAAAAAAGCGGCTGGTCGAGTTCTGCCAAGAACTGCCGCGTACCCTCTGGGTCTGGCGTATACCCGAACTGCCCGTCAATGCGTGCGGCGACTCTCTTGGTAGCTCGCTCAACGAGCACGCCAAGGATCGCCATGACGACCACAAACGACACGGCACCGACAGACCAACGATCACTTCGTGACATCAGCGGCAGCCCTCGCTAGGTCACGCAAAGCCGACACCCAAGCCGCCCGACTCTCGGGCGTCACGGGACCGCCAGACGAGCCAACAGAGTCATCAAGAAACTTGTGTACGGCGTCCCGCACTTGCGGCTGGCGAGCACCGATTGACTCGCCCTTGCACCGCATCTCGCGGGCGGCGATCCGCAGGTCGTCAAACGCCACGCCCGTCTTCAGCCGCTGGTCGTGCTGCCCGTCGTACTCAATGCACGACGCGAGTTCTCCGCACAGCGCCGACATCGTCGCCGCATCTTCTGCCGCAGTCGGGCCGATGAACTTGCCCCGCAGCGTGAACGCATCCGGCGGCACTGGTGCAGGCTGCGGAGTCGGCGTGCTTGAACGGCTCGGCATGAACGCAATCGCGGCAGCCACGACCAAGGCGAGTGCTGCGACGTGCTTCCCGTCAATGGTCGGCATCTTCGCCGTAGCGATGAACGCCTTCACCTTCTCGGTGATCTGCTGACCGGCGAGAACGTAGACGGCGAAAGCCACGAGTAACGCTGTGATCACGTTGACGACCTCACCATTGGGATCATTGATTCCACGGCACCGCTCGCGAGAGCGAGGATGAACGCACGCAGAGCCGGTCGCAGGACTGCCCACGCCGGCCACGCCATGAGCGGCACGCAACTGCTCGCCGTCGTGTCGAAAAGTGCGGCAACGGCAGCAATGGCGATAGCCTTCTTCTCTGGACCGGATAGCGTCTTGACTCTGTCGAGCGTCTCCACTGCGAGTCGCAGCAGAGCCACCATCAGTTGTCCGAACTCCTGCCATGTCAGACCGTCAGCCGCCGTGCGCCGGGCGTCTGACAAGAACGACATGACTTTTGCGTCAAGCCCGGCGACGGCGGATGGATGGTCTGCTGCCATCCAGCCAGACTAGGCGGGACGGGTGGCAAACTAGACCGGGTCTGACTCTCGGTGGAGAACCAAGGCAATCGCCGCATAACAGGCAATGTCCTTGAGCGTGTCTTCCACGCCGTCGAACTCGCACTTGCCACGGCGAAAGTAAGCCTTCAGCCGGTGCATCTTGTCGCTGATTCGCAGGATGCAGCCCGCCCACGCTGGCATGTTCACCACGTCGGAACTCTGCCGGATGTTGGACAGTGCGTCCTCGTCAACGCCGTAGTCGAGCGTCTTGCGTAGGTGCAGCGTCCGAAGTTCATCAAGCACGGCGAGGAACTCGCGAGAGCCGGGCCGGATGTCGTCGTCCTGCTGGGCAAGGATACTGTCACCCGTCCACCGGATGTCGTCCGTCGAGGCTTCCATCTCCTTCTGTCCTTGCAGAATCCAATCGACCGGGATCTGCTCCTCGGGATTGGCTCGCTCTGCTTGGTACTTCTCGGCGCTGGCCTGTGCCATCACCTTCCATCGCTCGGGTGCCTCGTCTGCCGGTTGGCACTTGCCACCGTCGCAGCAGCCGCCAGCTAGGCGAGTCTCCACAGCGGCTCGCAGTTGTGCGTTCGTGTTCTCAATGTCCGTGATGTGTCCCTGCATCTTTTTCCTTTCAATGAGAAGTCGTGCCACGTCTGCGGCGAGTGATCCTGCGGTGCCGGTCCATTGCCCCTGGTAGCGATACGCTCGCTGGCGTGCGTCGGCGAGATACTCGTCAGTTAAGTCGTATGACATACGTCAAGCCTTCACGCCTGCGACGTGCATTGAGGACAGCCCGCCAGCCGGGTCGTACAGAAACGTCTCCATCGCTTGCCGAGAGCCGATGAATCCGTTGACGCTGTGCCAATCGTCTGGCGGACAGAGAGCCGGTGCCGTCCTGACAACCACGCCGTCAAGCGTCTCAATCGGTCGCTGCCATTCCGCAGCCTGCGAGTGGAAGTGACCAGTGTGCCACTCACGGTATGGACACTCGCTCCACTGGCTTGACGCTTCCAGTGCCATGATCTGCGGCAGTTTCTTCTTTGCTCGATGTCCGTGAGCGAAGCCCAGAAGATTCCGCCCGTGCGTCAGGTACTGCCGCCCGGTGAAGTCTGCCTTGACCGCCACCGACTTAGACCCGCGAAAGCGTTCCTGCATGATTCGCTGGAACGTCCACGACAGCACCTCATCATGGTTGCCGTTGACGATCACGACATCGGTCGGCACCGTCTCGGCGGACTGATGCACCAGAGATAAGAGCGTGTCGCAGCCGACTTGAATCATCTTCTGAAGCCGCCCGTCACGCTCCAGCGGTGTACCACTTGTGGTACTGCCGTCCGGTCGGTCGTAGTGGAAGAGGTCGCCAACGAAGGCAATCGTGCGTCTCGCTGGCTTGTGTGCGTCGCCGGTCGCAAGCAGCTGCGTGCCTGTGTCGCCAACCAGGCGGGCCGCGATGTCGAGGTCGTAGTCATCGCCGCCGGTCGTCTTGCCCCATGCGTATTTGCCAAAGTGCGGATCGGCAATGACGAGCACTTGCCACGGTGCGTCACGCTTTGTTGCTTTGACAGTCTTGGGCAATGGCTTTCGGATGTCCTTGCGGGCAGCGTCAATCATCGACTGCACGATCTCGCGAGTCGTCGGCCCGCCCTTGGGCTTGAGCCTGACGAACACCCGATGCAATTCGATTGAGCCGCCGTCGCCGTCGCCGCATTCCCACTTCGTCGCCTCGCTGGCTGCAATCTCGAAGCGGCTCATGTCCGCCTCGATGTGCTTGAGCAAGTCATCGACAGTCTTGATTCGCTTGGACGTTGAGCGTGCCTCAAGCACGTCGCCTGACTGCGACTGCGTTACTTGCTCAGTGTCAGGGCTGGCGGCAGCAGCCTTTGACACCTGATCCTTGGCAACGTCTCTGGCGACATCAGCTCTCAGGCTTTTTCCAGCCATGCGATTACTCCCTGCATGCCAACGTCGGAGATGCCACGGACACGCATGTTCTCGGCAAGTGCTCTAGCCAGCGTCTTCTTCCGGCTACCCAGTTCGCCCGCCACCCAATCGGCTTTGATGGCGTCCAGTTCCTCGCGGTGCTCGGGTGCTAGCCGCTCGTACCACGTTGCAGGACCGTTGCGAGCGTCACTTACTGCCTTTCGCACGTCGTCGCGCAGGCTGCTTGGGCTTTTCGTCTTCACGCTTGGCATCCTTTCCTTCGAGGTGAATCCAGCCGTCGTCATCGGGGATGCCGCCGCCGGCCACGTCGTCCTCGTCCTCGTCGCCGTCAAACGGCGAGACGTCCACAGGTGGCTGCGGGATGGGCTTCGGCTTGGCTCTCTGGCGTCCCATGCCACTAGGGTGGCAGCACTGTCAAGCGTTACGCCTGGCGTTGGCAATCGCACGCCGCACAAGCATCCGGCCCGCCACGTCGAGGAACGGCAGGCCGCGCTCTTCGGCAGCCTCGCGCAGGAATTCCATGATCTCTGCCATGCCCTCTTCGCTCTCGCACCAGTCGCAGCCCTTGGCGTCCATGTAGGCGGCACGGCTGTTGCATTTACAGTCTGGGCTTGCTGTGATTCCGATCTTGGCGAGCAATAACTTTAATTGTGTCCCTGGGCCTGCGGAGTTTTGCCCACTCACGGAGTCCAAAACTTCCGGCGGAAAACTGACAGGATGGCAATTCCGCAAGACATTTCTTGCTGTGACACGAGCCCCACAGGCGACGCATCGACAATCGTCTCCAATTGCGCACTGATTTGTCACGAAATGTTTCTCACGCTTCCGTCTGAGAACAACAGCGACACGTTTGAAAGCTGCAAGTTCCTTGCCATGTCTGCTTGCCTTCTGACGAATGTGTACGCAACCTGCTGCGATCCTCCAGGGAGGCAGCTTCCAAAAGTCGCCGAGCCTGCCGTGTAAGCTACAGACGAGTATCCCGGCCAAAGCGGATCGTTTTCATTGAAACCTCCAAACGCTGCCCTGGCGAGAGTTCCATCGCCCCAGCCAGGATTGGATCGCGTTATAGTTTGTTCGTTAACGCAGATACTGTAAACCAAAAACGGACTCTGGACGGTGTTTGATATTCGCGCACCCGCACCAGCCGAAACACTAATTGGATATTTTGTCGGCGTATCGGCCGGCGTGAGAATGTTGTTTATATTCCAGTCTTCATACAGCACGCTTCGGGCTGAAGAGGTCGGGCAAATTAGAGGAGTGGTCGCGCTCGCCGCAGACACTGCGACAAGCAGACGCCGTGGCGTGCATCCGTTGTAAACAACAAGACCGCGAATCGTTTCTGGAGCCGGTCCTGTAAATTGAGGAGTTGACGTTAGCGAGCCATATAGAGATTGCATCTCGGCAAGTGTTGTGGCTGGCATTCTTCCGACACGAGGCCCTGTACTGATAGCCCGCGCATCCTCTCCGACACAAGTGCTGTCGATTGCATAAACCCACTGATCGACACGGAGAGAGTTGTTTCGGCTATTTCTTGTAAGGAACCCAGTAACGAATCCCATCTTGCTAGCGTTTACTGATAGATTTAGCGAAGGACCTCCGGCAGCTGAGTTTGTGCCAGCCGTAACAGTTAATTCGATCGCGGCGCTTGAATAAGAGTAAGTGGCATTTGTTGCCGTCGCCCCTGCTTGCTTTGCGAGCGAAACGCGAGCAGAACTTACCGGAGGCGCGTAAGTTGTCCGAACTACTTCGCGTCCATGCGAAAAAAAATCACTGGCCGTCCCTATTACATCAATCCAACGCGAAGACGTGTAATGCTCTGCTGCGGTTATGGCCGTTATGTCTATCTCGATAGATTCCGGCAGTTGTTCAAGAACAAGCTGACACGGCTTTCCACAGCACGGAGAGCACTCTGCGCCAAGCATAGCCATAGGTCAGCACTCCGCC